CTTTTGAAGAAAAAGCAGCAACTAAAAGATTTGCCGATGTTGTTGGTAAATTACAAAGGTATTTGGGTGTAAACGCACCAAGAGACATGATGGGTCTTCAAATGACTATGATGAGAACTTTGGGCGACATCAAAAGATTTGAAACTTCAAGAGAAAGAGAACTTGAAAACATGGCAGTAGAATTGGCTGAAAATGAATTGTTAGACCCAAAATATAGAGGTTATATCAAGTTTGATGCGAAGTTCATGCCAATAGGTGGTCCTGTAAATCCAAATCTTCAGAAAACATCTGAAGAGTTTTCATCTGAAGATATTGAACAGGCGTTTGCTTCACATGGCGAGGATGTAAATGAGTTTATGGATGCGTTTGAAAACTTTGACTATATGGTTGCAAGACGTAGGTTTTTTAATGCGATTTCACAGGGATTTGCCAAAAAAGGACATTTTATGTTTGAGTTAGTTAGAGAAAGACTTGAACAAATGGAACCAGGTATTACTGACAAATATGGCGCTTTAATGTCTATGAATGATTATTTGTATTGGATGTTCCCACCTGAAACATTAGAACAAATTTCGGCATCAGGTCAAGGTTTTGGTGGTGATGAAGAAGTTGTTTTTGAAGAAGATGATGAAACAGGTGAATTAACAGGTAATTTAATAGTAAGAGCTAGAGGTGTAATATTCCCAATATTAGTTCACGAGCTATTAAAAGGTTATAAAGATATTATTTTAGCACCTTCATTACCTGAAGACCCAGTACAGGCTCAAATGGTTAGAGGTGTTGCAGATACTGCGGTTAATGAAATTTTTGATATTATTATCGGTGCATATCTTTGGGAAAAACTGAGAGACGCTTTACCTGCAAAAGTATTTGAAGATGAAGAAGGAATGAAAACGGTTCAAGGACTTATCTTTAGAGAAATGATTAAAATTCCAAAAAGAAGATTTATTTCATTAGCACAAAGAGTTAATAGTGGTGACCCATCAGCATATACTGAAATGGAAGAAATTGCAGATACTGTAATTGAAGATTTAAATAGAATGGACCTTGAAGAAATATTAGGTGGTTTTGAATCATATGAAGATGATGACGATGATGATATGCCAACACTTCCATCGTCAGATGATGACGATGATGACGATAATGTTGACCTATCATTTTTAGATGATTTTGGTATAGATAAACCGAAGGGATAATTCGGGATATTTATATTTAATGAGTTTAAATAGAGAACAAGCCCTTATTGAATATGCAAAATGTGTTAAGAGTACACCTTACGCATTAAGAACATATCTTCAAACATATGACAACACAGTACAACGTTTTGTACCTTTAGATTTATTTTCCGACCAAATACAACTTGTTAATGACTACGATGAATATGAAGAAAACATCGCATTAAAATATCGTCAAGCGGGCGTTTCTACCGTAACGGCAGCTTGGACATCAAAAAAATTGGTATTTGCAAAAAAAGAAAAACCTGAAAAGATTCTTATTATTGCCAACAAATTAGACACATCTGTCGAATTTGCAAACAAGATTAAACAATTTACTGAACAGTGGCCAAATTGGATGGGAATTGACTTCTCAAGTGAAAAAAACGCTGCACGACATTGGAAACTAACAAATGGTTGTGAAGTTAAAGCGGTTGCAACATCTAATGACGCACTTCGTGGTTATACCCCTACCGTATTAATATTTGACGAAGCAGCATATATTGAGGCGGGTGACGACTTTTGGGCTGCTTGTATGGCGTCCCTTTCAACAGGAGGTAAAGTTATAGTTATTTCAACCCCCAATGGTTATGATTCGATTTATTATCCAATCTATGACCAATCAATTAAGGGGATGAATAACTTTAAAATAACTGAAATGTATTGGTGGAGAGACCCAAGATATACCAAAGACTTACAATTCATTAAAGTTAAAGATATTATTCATTATTATCTCAATAGGGACGAATACAAAGATTTAGAAACAATTTCTTATGAAAATGTCCCACACAATGAAAGAAATTATGACGATTTTAAAAAACTAATGGATGAAGGTTACAAACCACATTCTGATTGGTTTGAAAAAATGGCCAAAAAATTAAAGTTTGATAGAAGAAAAATATCACAGGAATTAGAATGTAACTTTTTGGGTTCAGGTGACAATGTTATTGATAGTAAAATTATTGAAAAAATAAGAACTGAAATGGTGTGTCAACCAGAATCCAAAATGGTTCAAAATCAACTTTGGATTTGGAAAGAACCACAAGTCGGGCACAGATACATTATGGGTATTGACGTTTCAAGAGGTGATTCAGAAGATTACACATCGTTTCAAGTTGTTGATTTTGACGAAAGAGAACAAGTCGCCGAATATCTTGGTAAAATCCCACCTGACGTTGCTGCTGAAATCGCGTATAAATGGGCGGTATATTACGATGCACTAATCGTTGTCGATATTACTGGTGGTATGGGTGTATCAACATCAAGAAAACTACAAGAGATGGGATATAAAAATCTTTATGTTGATGGTGTTAATTATGCAAATGTATGGGATTATAATCCTAAAGCAATGGAAAAAATTCCAGGAATTAATTTTAATGCTAAACGTGTTCAGATTATATCAGCATTTGAAGAGTCGTTAAGACATGGATTTAAAGTATATTCACCAAGATTGTTGGGTGAAATGAACACATTTGTATATATAAATGGTAGGCCAGACCACATGAAAGGTCATCATGATGATTTAATTATGTCAATATCAATGGCATTATACGTTGGACAAAACGCCTACAATCAACTAGAAAAAGTAACTGAACAAACCAAGGCATTATTGAACTCATGGGAAGTTCATAATGACAGTACACAAAAATCATTAATTGATTTTAATCCTGGGATACCAGTAATGTCGCCAAGTTCTTATGGCGATAGATTTGGTAGTAATCCGACAAAAAGTGATTATGAAAAGTATTTATGGTTATTCGGTGGAGGAAGAAGATAAATCTTTATTCATAAACCAAATGAATTATAATTAATAGATAATGGCAGATAATTTAACCGTATGGCAACGACTTACAAGAGTCTTTGGTCCTGACTCAACACTGAGCCAACAGCCACCAATATACAAATTCGACAAAAAAGAACTTCTTAAAACAGATAATAAGGAAGAATTTGAAAAACAAAAACTTCAAGCACAACAAAGTTATTATTTAGGACAACAATGGGCAAAGATTGAAAACAATCTTTATACACAAGCAATCTATTATGAACCAACAAGATTGGCATCATATTATGATTACGAATCGATGGAATATACACCTGAGATTTCTACTGCTTTGGACATATATGCCGAGGAATCTACAACAACAAATGAAGATGGTTTTATTTTACAAATTTATTCTGAATCATCTCGTATTAAAGGTGTGTTAGCCGATTTATTTAATAATAGATTAGATATTAATACAAACTTACCAATGTGGACAAGAAACACATGTAAGTATGGTGATAACTTTGTTTATTTAAAATTAGACCCTGAAAAAGGTATTGTTGGTTGTCAACAATTACCAAATATCGAAATCGAAAGATTAGAAAGGGGTATGAAAGTTAAGCCAGCACATAACACTTCTGAAGACGCAAGAGCTTTGAAATTTGTTTGGAAAGTAAAAGACATGGAATTTAATACTTGGGAAGTTGCTCACTTCAGATTATTAGGTGATGACCGAAAACTTCCTTATGGTACTTCTATGTTGGAAAAAGCAAGAAGGGTTTGGAAACAACTTTTACTTTCTGAAGATGCGATGTTGATTTATAGAACATCAAGAGCACCTGAAAGAAGGGTATTTAAAATATTTGTTGGAAATATGGATGACAAGGATGTTGAACCATATATCCAAAGAATTGCCAATAAGTTTAAACGTGACCAAGTTGTTGACCCAAAAACAGGTAACGTTGATTTGCGTATGAACCAAATGGCGGTTGACCAAGATTTCTTTATCCCTGTTCGTGACCCAGCACAAACAAGTCCAATTGAGACATTGGCAGGGGCTCAAAACCTTTCTGAAATTGCGGATATTGAATATATTCAGAAAAAATTAGTTACGGCACTTCGTGTACCAAAAGCGTTCTTAGGTTTTGAAGAAGCGGTTGGGGACGGTAAAAATTTGGCGTTACAGGATATTAGATTCGCGCGTACAATCAACAGAATCCAAAAATCAATGATTCAAGAATTAAACAAAATTGCAATTATTCACTTGTTTGTCTTGGGTTTTGAAGATGAATTAACGAACTTTACATTAGGTCTTACAAATCCTTCAACACAAGCGGATTTACTTAAAATTGATACTTGGAAAGAAAAAATGTTATTGTATAAAGATGCGGTTTCTGACCCTGGTTTAGGAATACAACCTGTTTCTGCGACTTGGGCTAAAAAACACATTCTTGGATTTTCTGACGAAGAAATCAAACTTGATATCCAACAACAAAGAATCGAAAGAGCTGTTGGTGCTGAACTTACAAAAACTGCAGAGGTTATTATCCATACAGGATTATTTGACACGGTTGATAAGTTATATGGTAAAAAACCTGACGAACCCGCAGGAACCGCACCTGAAGGTGGTGCACCACCTGAAGGAGGTATGGGTGACTTAGGAGCTCCACCACCAATGGGTGGTGAAGAAGCTGGTGGTCCTCCACCCCCACCACCAGGAGGTGAATTAGCTCCTGAATCAATTTTAGATAGAGATATGAATTTGATTTTAGAAGGTGATATGGTAAACGGTTCAGAAGAAATTGATTTATCTAAAGGAAGAAAATCATTATTGGAAATTGAAAATAAACTGGAAGAACTATTAAATAAATAAGATATTTATTGATATGAGAAATTTTGGAATATTAAAAAGTATAGTAGAAAACCACTTTGTTAATGTATATAAAAAACCTGAGTTCAAAACAGTAGTAAAAGAATTTAAAGAATTTATGGACGACAACAAAGAAGTTGGTAAAGTATATTTGAACTATGGTTCAATTATGAAAATGAACAATTTGAAAGAAGATGTGGCAAGAGAATTCTTATCATTGTCTGTTGAGGATATAAAAAATACAATTAAAGAAAACAAAAAACAATTCCAAGAATTTGATTCTTGGGTTGAAACTTTAAATGAAAAAGTTGAAAACAACTACAAACTTTTAGATGATTTGGTTTTCGCTAAAACTTCAGAAGATTTTGTTAAACTTGTTGAATCAAAAAAAGAATTACACAAGAGATTAACCGAAACAAAAATTGAAGAAAAAACAATAACAGAAACAATTAATATTCCACTTGAAAATATGTTTGGAATCGCTGCTGATACATTCGCAAAAGAATTTTCAACATTATCGGAGTCTGAATTGTTTGAGTTAAGGTCATTATTAAAAATGAGTACTGAAGAACTTAACGAAGGTATCGAAAGATTAAAGACTGAAGTTATCACAAAATTAGATTCAGTTCAACCTTCAGATGAGGAGACAAAAACTAAAATTAAAGAAACAAAAGAAAGAGTAGAAAAGACGTTTGTTGACACAATTTCTTATTATAAACTTAAAAAACTTTCAGAAGGACTTTAAAATAAAAACCCATCGAAATCGATGGGTTTTTCATTTACTCTGATTTTGTTTCAGGATTCTTTTTCTTACCAAAAATTGCCTCAATAGTTGTAAGTCCTAAAAAACTACCACACAATAATGAAAGTGTGTCGTACATGTACTCAGGACAAACACCAGTCTTTTGTGTTGCAACATAAGCCAAAACAATTAAGTTTAGTAAGGTAACAATACCTGAAAATCTTTTAGATGATACATCAGAACCATCACCCAAAAGTGATTTAATAAAATTTTTAATTGATTTCATAATATTGTTATTTATTTAACAATAAATATCAATCTACAAACTTATTTATCATCGCTTGTTTGTATTTGGCTTTCTTCATCTTTTCTCTTTTGATTGTTGTCTTTTTTACATACTCCTGTCTTTTTCTCAACTCTTCAATCTGTTTAGTTGAGATGACTTTGTATTTGTACCTTTTTAAAGCCTTGTCCAAACTCTCACCTTTTTCTATTTTTATTACAATCATATTTTTTGTTATATGATAATAAATATAAAAACTTTTTTCAATTTTGTTAATATCTTTTTTTTTCTTATATTTTGTAAAAATAAACTTACTTATATGAACTCATTTAAAAATGAAAAAAGGAAAAACATTCAAATTAGAATTGTTTAAAGATGCCAAATGTTATTTTGGTAGTGTCGATACGACAGAATTAAAATCAATTTATTTAGTATTACAAACATGGGTAACTCCAAAAGTGGAAAAGGAAAATTGGAGTATTACCGTAGGTTCTATCACAAGAACAATAAAACATAAAATATTAGAAGTAGCAAATAAAAAATTATTTAAAGACCACTTTATTGTTGATATGGATTTAAGAACAAGTGGTATAAGATTAAAAAAAGCATCGTTCTTAAATTTAGAAATAACTTTTTTTACAAAACAAGATGCAGATTTTAAATCTAATGAAATATCTGAAGAACTAACAAAAATAATTAACAAAATCTACAACGAGGTTTTATCAGATTCAAAATATTTTACAATTCAATATGCCAAAACAAAAGAAAAAATGAAAGTTTAAATAGTCCTTATATTTATAATGAAAAAAGGATTATGAAAATTTTAGGACCAAACGAAACTGGTAAAGGTATATTAATTGAATATGATGCGGGTAGTATTTCTTGGAAAGATTCTTTAAACGAGAATTTTGCACAAATTAATAAAACCCAAATAGACCATTCAAAACCTTTTGTGTTTTACGCGACTTTACAAAAGTATGGGGTACCAAATAGAAACGGAAGAGTTTACCCTGAAAAAATATTAAGAAGAGAGGCTGAAAAATATAAATCATTAATTCAAAAAGGTTTATCAACTTCAGAATTAAATCACCCTGAATCTTCTTTAATTGATTTGGACAGAGTATCACATATTATTGATGATGTATGGTGGGACGATAATGTTTTAATGGGTAAGTTAAGATTATTGACTTCACCAGGTTTTCATGAAAGAGGTGTTGTTTCTACTAAAGGTGACATTGCAGCAAACTTGATGAGACAAGGTGTTACTATGGGCATATCTTCGAGAGGTGTTGGTTCTTTGGCGAAAAAAGGTGAACACAACGAAGTTCAAGAAGATTTTGAAATTATATGTTTTGACTTGGTTATGAATCCGTCTACACCTGGTGCGTATCTTTACTCTAACAAAGATGATAGAAAATTATATGACGAAAATATTGATGTAGATAAAAAAGACAAACAAGAACCAAGAATTGATGGCGGATTAGGAAAATCACTTGACTTAATGACAAAATTGAACGATTATTTGGGACATAGATAAAATTAAAATTATGGACGAAAAATATTTTGTTGCAAAAGTTCAGTACGATTTGATTGACGAGAACTCAGGAAAAATTAAAAAAATTAGAGAAGAAAAACTTGTTAGAGGTTATAATGTAACCGATGTTGAAGCGAAAGTTACTGACAAGTTTAAAGGTTTTCAACACGATTGGAGAATTACTTCGGTCGCCGAAAGCAAAATTGATGAAGTTTTTGAATAAAAAATTTCAAACTTAAAAGTCAAATTAAAACCCGAGAAATCGGGTTTTTTTATTTTAACACCCACACAAAACTAACTTTTTTAGCAAATGGATATATTTATATGAAAAATAAAACAAATTTTTATTGCTAAAAATGAATTCAGAAAAAAAATCATTGGTTGAAGAAGCTCTTTTACAAATGAAGAATTTGGAAAATGTAGTTTCTGAAAACGCAAAGGGAATACTTGCTTCTACAATGAAGGAAGAAATCGAAGAA